TCTGAAGGTCATCAAGATCAGACGCGTCCTTGCGAGCATACACACCGCTCGTAACATTTGCGGCAACCGTCACGGCCACATAATCATCGGTATCCTCAGTTACGCTATTGTTAAGCTCGTAAGCTCCCTGACTTGAAATATCCATAGTAATCGTAAAGTCTGGAGAGGCATCAGCACCATCAATATCCCACGCAATAACCTTATCAGTCCAGCCAGAAACATCAAACCACTCACTTGTCCTCGATGGAGTCGCTCCACCAGAAACAGTCAAATTTGTCGGGTGCGGGTCTGTTGAAATCCCTCCGGCAAATGGCATATAAACAGGATGGTCAATTCTATACGTCATCTTCACTCCTTACCCCTTTAATAGTTTCTTCACAGATAGAACACCAGCAAGCCTGAAGGCATAAACAGTAATCTCATCTAATGCTGGAGAACCAACGGACGGAACTCCAGCCGTAATACCACTTGCAGTCAACTCGTGTTCTGTCACATCATAAACATACGCTCCGACTTCCCATCCAGAACCATAGTCATCTTGATCTAGCGCGGCAACGCTGGCAGTCCAAGCAGACGCGGGGTCTAACCCATCATCAAACGCCACCCCAAGATCCGTCCCAGAGTCAATGCACGGGGAGTCATCATTAAGGCTGTAGTCGCTACCAACCTCATTTGCGAAGGATGGAGCAGACTCAATGTTATTGTCGGTCTGGCTGCTGGCCGCAATAAAGGCGTCATATGTGTCACAGTATGTATCACCCCACCGGATGAAGTCGTTTGCCTGTGCGCCAAAACAGTTCTTGTTGTAAACATTCCCAGTACCATAAGTGACGTTATTACCACCAAGAACGGCAATCAGATTATGCTCTGTTGCACCAACAACGACGTTGTTCTTTACTTCATTGTTACTCAGAGCACAAGTGTCCTGCGAATAGGTTCCAGTCTTGATCCCGGCTCGACCACCAACGCAAGTGTTGTTGTAGACCTTGTTGTATGTGGCAGTATAAACGTCCCTGGTATCAATAGCAATGTTAGCTGGCATGAATTCATTGTCGCCAGTTACATTCGTTCCATTGTTTACGCAAAGGTTACTATAAACATTACAGTAATCACTGATCTCTACGAAGATTCCATTACCGGCATTCCCATGAACGTAGTTGCGGAAGATAAGCATTTCAGTACCAGAGGTAGCCTTGATGTTATCCATCCAGATCCCGACACCGTCGCCCTGGTTTGTGGATTCCGGGGACGGTCCATTGTCGTAGCATTCATTATCATAGATCTGGAATCCACTTATGGTGTCTGTGTCGTCATAGCACTTGATCCCAGCAGTCCATTGCGCTCCAGACGCAAGCCCGTTCTCATAGCACTTATTGCGCCGGATGATGCAATTGGTCCCTTCATAATTCCAGGCGATCCCACTAACCGCGTTATCTGTCGCAATGCAATCCTCGATGAGATTCGCCGTATAAGCCACGGTCTGTGTGCTGTCACCAAGGATGAAACCGGACTCACCACTTCCATTTGCAGTACAACGCCTGAAGATCATGTTGCTGCCGGGATTAACTCCACGCCAGCAACCATATGTGGCATTGCTCGCAGTAATGTCCTCAAACGTGAGGTAATCCTTCTCAGTTAGAATGCAGTATGCTCTGGTATCCTGACCATCGAAAACTGGGTTATAGCTAGCTTCACCCTCATAAACAATTGGCAAACCAACGGAACCTGCGGTCGGCGGGACTAGAGCGGAATTGAAGTTCCCACCACGGCTAGAAATTACAACCGTGTCTCCAGCAACAAATGTGGCAGCATTGTGAACAGTAACATTCATACACGCCGCCGCGTCAGTAGTTGGGCCGGTCGCAGCGGCCCTTGTTGCCGCAGACCCATCTGAACGCATGTAGTAGGTTCCGGGCACTTCCGGCTCGGCATCGTAGCTGTAGATGGCTAGATAAAGTGTGTCATTTGCGTTTGCAGCCCATCCACCGGCACCCTCTGCATACTCCATGAAGTCGGTGTCGGGACCGTTGCCGTGCCACCAAACCCCACGATTTGCCCCAAGGGTCCAGCCACCGTCAAGAACAAGGAAGTAAGTCGCACTAGCAGTAAGCGTCGGTGGAGTTGCCCAAGTAAACTCAACTTCTCCACCGGCAGCATCCTCAATAAGATTCGAGGCGACAACCTCTGAGCTTTTTCCATTTGCAACAATGGCATCTGGAAGCCCAGTATCATCGTTCCAAACCTCAACCCAAACCTTTGATCCGGCTGGATCACCAACGTCACCCTGTCTCCTTAACCAGCACTTTACGGAATCCATGTCAAACGTAGATCCCGGAATAAACCTGACGGCGCACCGATAAGTTGTGTTGTTAAACCTTGTGGCAGCAGCGTACTGATTACTATGTGTCGTTTGAGAGTCAACAAGAGTTGCCATAATAGATCCTTACGCCGGATCTGGAATGCCGATTTTGAAACTCGCCAGGGTGAACGTATTCCCGCTCACAACCCCCTGCGGGGCGGCAAGAGCCCCAGTGGCAAGCAGTCTAGAATTACCAGAATCAACAAGGGCATAGTGCGTGGCCGTATTGCTCCCAGTTACAGTACCGTCAGTAATTGCAGAAACGGTGACTTCCCTGCCCCCGCCAGTCCTGTCAGCCGGTGCGCCAATTGTTGGAGTTGCCTTATTCCCAAGAGTATATGTGGAAGACGCCTGAGCATAGGTGGTTGGCTGCTGAGAACAAATATGAAGCACATCCACTTCTGTATCAAGGACTGTCAGACCACTATCAAAAACCCTGTCAGCGAGTGTCGCCATTCATTCACTCCTCAATCATCTACCGCATGAGCGGTAACATCAACCGTGGTGTGCTTAACCAGTTTCCAAAGCGTAAGTGCCCCACCCTCTTCCTCTGACTTAGTCTTGAGCAACGCAACCGCATCGGTCTGCTCAAGATCCTCAACATACCAAAACTTCTCTGGAGTCGGCTGATCTGGTTGACTAATAATCATCCAATATGACATAGCACCTCCACAAAGATGCACGGGGGGATTTCTCCCCCCATGCACAGATCAATTGTTACACGCGAGCTTCCAGACCATCCTCGGACCAGTTCCCAGCAAAGAGAACGGTAGTCGGAACAACATTGGCCTGAGCAGCCCCAAACGCTTCGCCTGCGGCGCAGAAGAAGTTCTTGGTAACTCCACCAACCGTTCCAGTACCGAGTTTAAGAATAGTCGCATTGGTACCAGAACTGACATTGGGGATACAAGTAAACAGATTATCATGGATAAAGAGTCCGTTAATACCATCAGCAGCAACAAGAATGTTTACATCAACATTTGCAGCAGGACCACCAAAGATGTTGCCACGAATAACAACATCCTGCGGAACAGACGATCCGGTACCAAGCATTACGATATCGGCAACATTCTTATAGAACCGATTGTCCTCAATGAGGGTCTGCCAGCCGCCACCACTTGCCGTCCAATAGATCGCACCGCCAAGGGTGCCGTTCGTGGCATGGCAGGCACAATTCTTGAAGTGACAACCACGAATAACAAGACCAGACGAAATCTCGTTGATCTTGATGCCGCCACCCGTAGAACTGGCACCATTAAAACCAATCCCCTGAATAGTCACTCCGGGGGCAGCAATAGTACACATCGCGGTAGTGCCAGCGCCAATCTTCACCTGGGGAAGACTGGCCTGCACGGGACCGGCCCCGATACCAATAAGTGAAATCTGTGGAGTGGAAATAGTGAACGTCTCCGCATAATTACCTGGATCGGTATCAGTCACAAGCATCGTCTTTGGGAACACATAGACGGTGTCAAACTCCTGAAGATCGGGGTTATCCTCAACGGCCTGACCAATGCTAGCAAAGGCATTCTTGGGGCTCTTGCCAGAATTGCCGTCTAGACCATTGGTGGCATCAACAAACCAGGCGCGACCACCAGCCTTTGGGATCGGGAGCGTTCCATAACTAGGACCGCCACCCCACTGATAAGCATTACCATAAACACTCATGTCTTTCTCCTTAAACCCAACACCTTTCGGAACAGGCCCCCGTAGTTGACCGTTGGGTACTGTAAACGAGGGGGAGCGTTACTACGGCGACTCCCCCTCGCCATCGGTTAATCTGGAAAATTCAGCCGCGCAAACTCTCCGAAGTGCTTCTTGGCAGCTTCGTCATATGCTCTTGCGGCATCCTCTTCGGTTTTGAACTGACCAAGGTAGATGTTTACACCATCTACAACGATCTGAGATCGCCAGTATTTGTACTCTCCATACTTCGGATGCTTTGTGGTACACAATGACGCGCCCTTATACTTTGAAGTACAATTTTCTTTAGCAAAAGTACCCTTCTTACCATTTCTTGAGTTTTCCTTGGCTGTACAAATTCTGAGATTTGATCTACGATTATCAAGAGGATCACCATTGATATGATCTACAACCTCACCGCCACTTGCATCCATAATTATACGGTGCATGTGCTCAGACCTTCTCCAAGTAAACCCGTCATCCCATCGCTTATAGAGGGTTGTCTTGGCTCTGTGTATCCCGGCGTGTCCGCTGTCCTTCGATGCGCTCCACCGATACTTGATAAGCCAATCATAGTCCTCGTCATCAACAATGGTCTTCATTCCCTTGGTAAGTTGGATCTCTTTTGACATACTTGCCTCCTATTCTGTCAATTAGTATAGCAGGGCTTTTTCTGTTTGTCAAGGCCAATCACGCTCCGGGGTTGCCGCACAAGTAAAGAAATTCCCTCACGCCAACGGCGAACCGCTGATAGGTGCGGATCTTCACGGCCATCCGGTCGAAGTCATCTTCCATGGCAGTCTTCACGCCCTCACGGGTGAAGAACAGGAAGTCATTCTTGAACCGGCTACCGGCGATAAACCAGTAGGTGCTGGTAGTGAGGAATCGGCACGGAATCGGAATGAGATCATAGTCAAGCAGGGTATTGGCATTGTTCGCCTCAGAATCCGGCTCACCATTGGTAGACCGGAGAATGGCGCGGACTTCCTTCTCCTTGCTCGGGTGATAGATAAGGAACTTGGGAGTGTCGAACAGATACAGGCCCGCGTGGGAAACCAGCGAACTCTGGAAATGACTCACGGCACTCCACACCGTGTCAAACGAGATCGACGCGGCGGTGAGATCATTATCATACGCGGTGCCATCATTCATCGTGTGCGAGCCGCAAAGCTCCACACCGTCGTACATGGTGTACGAAGAATTGAAGGCACGATTCAGGATCGCGGCAACGGCCTGATCCCGAATGAAGGAATGAGCGGAACCGGCAGCGGACCCGGCATCCTTCATAAGATCCGGCAGATGAAGGTTATCCTCGATCAACTCGTGCGAGAACATGGTCGCGAGCGAGAACTTGTTGACCGTGAAGGTCGTCGCATCAAGCTCTGCCATGTCGGCGTAATAGATCGTGTCAAGTTCCTTCGTCTGACGGGGAACGGGCAGGCCAGCCGTGCTATAGGTCTGCTCGGTGGCCCGCTTGGTAGACTTCTTAGTGACAATCTTATCCCAAGCCCAAGTCTGAAGCTGAGAATCCGAACGGAACGGCTTCATGTACTGAGTAAGGGCGATTGACTTTGCGAAAGCAAAAGTAGTGTTAGCCATAATTCAACCCCCTTACGAAATCACAATGGTCGAAAGACCAGCCCACAGGCACGGATCGGTCGTGACGCCAGTTGACCCAGCATACGGAATAACCCTGAGCCACTTGGTATAATCGCCGTTCACGTCCTTGATATAACCGATCACCTTCACCTTGGCATAGGTTTCGGTGGCTGAATCAACGGTGCAATAACCGTTTGAATCAATAAAAAGATCGAAGCAATCATTCAGCGGGAAAAGCGTGGTGGTCACGGTAACAGCAGTACCAGCAGTACCAGCCATCATTTCGATTTCCTGATTAATCTCAGGAACCCAAAGCGGGGCATCCGCACCAGTCGTCCCGGTAGCATCCTTCATGGCAAATCCGGCAACAACATTATTGCCAACGACCTGCCCTGCGGTAGTGGTAGTAACAGAAACACCAGACATGGTCACAAGCTGACCGGCGTTATAACTCTGAGAAGCAGCCTCAATCGGCCCGTGGGTAATCCTGGGAACGTTCGCGGGACCAACCGGAACGGGATCCAACGGGCTATGAGATTTCTTATCTCCAACAGCCATGTTTATCTCCTTCTGACCCCCTAGTCATCAACATTGCCGACCCTAGAAGGCGCACGATGATGCACCTCCTCGTCCAGCTTGGCATAAGAACCTTCAGCCATTTCAGCAGCCCTGGGATCCTTCGGATGAACATACTTATTCTGAGAAATCTTTGAATAGTAGTCTTCAAAGGATTCGTTCTGAATCTTCATCTGTTCCTTCCGATACTCTGTGGGCTTCATCATGAGAATATGGCCCTTATACCTAATCACACCATCGACGGACGTAAGATTGAACCGGAGGCCAATTGTGTTGTTAAAGTTCGATAGTCCGTCTTTGCCAAAGTGTTCGGCTGCAACAGGTCGCCAACCCCTAGAGGTAAACGTATCCATGTCCTCAACCGTTGAGAAACCAAGTTCCCAGTCTCGCATCCACGGGATGTGAGTCTTTAGAATCACAGGAAGCCTCTGAAACATATCGAAGCCCCTGAATCCAGTATTGAGCAACTCATTGCTCTTTGCCCAGTCTTCCTTGCTCGGTCCCTTACCATAGTCAGCCATGATTTTCTCCTTTCCTTACCAAGAAATATCGCCAAGGCGCATAGACTCTGCATACTCTTTTTCAAGCTGTTCGCGGAATCCTGCCCGGTTCACGCTCCTTGCAACCTCTTCCAGATCTGGAGGAAGTTGGACCCGTGAACCTTCACCCTGTCGTTGGCTCACTCGCTCTCCTACCGCGCCGACTGGTACAGCCGGACCGGAGGCAACACCACTGACCCCGGCAAGCTGTTTCGCGGCAGACACGAGAGCAGAATAGAACCTGGGATTCTCGAAGACCCTCGCCTGGTTATAATCTCCGTTGTAGGCCGCATTAGCCGCGCGAAGGCTCATCGTCTTCAGCGTACCGTCAACAATCTCGCGCACCGCAGGATTGGCCCGGAATGAGTTGTCCTTGTTAAGGACCTCCGAATAGCCACGGTCGATTGCCTGCTTTGCGTTATACATCGCGTTTGTGGCGTTAGCGTGCATAACTCTGGCAATCTCATTCTGCGTCTGTGCCATGTACTGTTGAGAATACTGCTGCATCCCCTGGTTCAAGATAGAGGCAACGTAGCCTCTCGGATTTTCAAACAACTGGTCAATGTCCTGATACCTCGGATCACGCCCCTGCTGGGGCTGCTGATACTGAGGGGGCGGCTGCGGTGGATAACCTGGCTGCGGCTGGGGTGGCGGAATCGGCGGTCCAACCGGACCAAGCTGCGGGTTAGCCATCGCTTCCTGAATCTCAGAGAACCATGAGGGGGCAAACTCCTCCTCAGTAGCCTGAGTCTGAGGTTCCGTCTCAGTAGCCGTAGACTCAATAACCGGCTCTGGCGCTGCCGTTACCTCCGGTTCGGGCGCAACAACAGCATCTTGATTGTCGTATTCCACGTCAAGATCAATAGGCATCCTCAATCACATCCTTTCCATTTCTGGCTGAGTCATTGATTAGAAACTCTAACATCCGGTGATAGGCTCGCAGAGCCCCCTTGTGTTCCCTGATCTCCCCCTCCGTTTCACACTTCATCAACCGCGTCAGTTCCTTATGTTCAAGCCCCTGGACCCATAGGACCAGGTCCGGGTGCGCCGGGTTGGCCCTGAGGCGGCTGTGCCATCCCGCCTTGGGGTTCTCCACCGGTAATAGATTGTAGCTGCTGGACGAGCATCTGATTCTGCTGAGCCATTTGCTGCATCTGCTGCTGAAGCTGCATAAACTGCTGATTAATCTGCTGAGCAACCTGTGCCTCCTGTACGAGCGGCGGGTTGATTTCCTGTTTACCAGGAACGTCAAAGATGGTCAAGAAATCGTTAAATACCTTCTGATAACCGTTAAGCAGACTCAGCGCAATCATCGAGAGGGCCGGAGCTTGAGGGTTGGGAGATCCAGCCTGCATAGCAAACTGAGCAAGTCCCTCATAGATCTGTGGCACCTTGTCGAGCATCGCAAGCGTTTCCTGCTTCCTGATGTTCTTCGACATGGTCGCAGAGGATACCTTGGTATTGATGACTACCGCATCCTCGATGCTGCCCTCGGGCCACGTGATACTAATCTCTTGCATCGCCGTGCCGCCGGTCTGCGGGTCTACCTCTTGAGTGGACTCGTACAGCCTCATCCCCTCGGGGTAGAACTGCTTGTACCGAGCAAGCATATGCTTCACTACCTCGGAGAAGGAATCGCGGAACCGCTCTAGCTGTAGATATTGCGGTTGTTTGGATTCCTCAACCAATTGGAGAGTTCCCGTCGCAGTCGGTCTCCCGACTTGCTCCTCCCCGAATGAGTAGTCAGATAGTCCTGCCACTCGTTGCATATGGAGTTCGAGTTTCTCTTCAATACTCTCAAGCTGATGGTAGTTCGGATTACCAAGAGTAAGCGACCAAATTTCATCCTTAGTTGCATTTGTCTCGTGATACCCACCATGAATGATCTGGTCTGTTTTACCAACAAGATCGTCGAGCCCCGGAGGACCAAACACGAGGGTCTCATTGGCGAGCGACGCCTGATCGAGCCTCTGATTAATACACGCCGAGTAGGCGACGTGCAACGGCTCAATCATGTACGTCAGCGGAATGCCATAGATAGAATTCTGAATGTGCTTGTACTGATGCGGGACAAACGGTCGATGGTACTCGTGATAATAGTTCTCAATAAGAGAAAGGATCTGTCTGCTCTTTGGCTCCCAAGTAACAATGATCTCGGTATTCTTATCCTTGACTTTCCAAAGCATATAGGTTTCACGGATATCATACTGCTTGGAACTCTTTGGAGCTTGCTCCTCTGGGCTTTCCACAGCAAAAGTGAAACGCTCGCGCTCTGATTTTTGAAGTGTCTCAATTAGTGGATTACCATCCTCGTCCTTCGACTCCCAAACATCCTCCTCCATCCTGAATTCAATCTCGCGGTGCGTCGGCCAAAACCGATGTGTAACCCAGGGAGAAGAATAGATATCGGCAGCAGACAGCGGGTGGATAACATCCTCAATCGGGATCACCTCCGGGAAGCATCCAGACTTCCGCTCTCGCTTGTTGCTGACCTCGTAGTAATACTTTGTAGTGCCGTCGTCAAGGTCACGCTTGACCGTGGTGATACCTGGCGTATCACTCATAATCTTGAATTCATCTTCGGGGGCAACTCCGGGGTCTCCCTGGAACGCTCCAGGAGAACCTGTAATCTCCTTCCATTCCTTGACGAACTCAACCTCGGTTGTAAACCCGGTCTTCACATATCCTGCGTGGAAGGTCTGGAACTGCTCAATCCACTCGTCAGTAAGGATGCGAGGATTGATGCGATTCAGCGCCCAGTCGATGAAGTCCTCAATCTTCAGCGCGGACTCGGCATTACTGGGAGACTTCGGGATTGCGACCATGATCCTATCCTGTTGGAAGATTGGGGTCTGCAACCGCGCGGCATTCTGCATCATGTATTCGCGGGTGTTCGGGATATCAATATTGGAATCAGTCGCCCCGGCACCAACCCGTTCTCTACGACTATTGGCCTGTTTGCGCCAAGCTCGCCACTTATCCTCGTGTTCCTTCCTCGCCTGTAGAACATCATCGTGTTCCTTGCAAAGATACTCAATAAGTTTCTCCTTCTCCTCTTTGGAGAGCTTGACCTTATTGACTGCGTACTTTGGTGCCTCGTGCTTCAGCGTCATTAAACAGTCCTTACAATCTTCACCCTGTCGGGTTTCCCGTCTTTGTCGCAGAAAAACTCTCCGCGATCTGCACCGAGATTCTTGACGAGAGTATTAAGAGCAGCAAGAGTTTCGTCGTTAAGTTCCCTTGCCTTAATTGTCTGCTCAATATAGGCCCCAAATTTGGAAATCTTCGGCGGGTGGTATAGGACAAGATTCCCAACAGAATCCTCTGCAACCCACTTTTCAACAATGTCTAACATCTCCGTAATCATTCGCATGGTCTACCTCCCGTGCTAATTAATCCACACCAGTAATTGCCTCTACCCCGGCCCCAAGCCCCATGATCTGGTCATACCTTGGATCACCCTTGTAAATCTTCTTGTTCGATTCCGGGTCCATAACCCACTGACCGTGTCTAATGGCCTTCCCGGCCTTCGATGGAGTTGGCGTCTTTGTTGGAGACGGGGTCTTTGAGAAAGACGGCTGCGGGGTTTTGGTTTCTTTTAAGGCGGACTCCATTGCAAGGCTTAGGATTAGAGCCTGTGCCTCTGGAGGCATCTTTTTAAACTCTTCCTCTGAAAACGTTCTTCCATATGCAGTTATTGGAGTAAATGTTGGGCTCGGTGTCGGCATTATGTGGTACAGGCTAGGCCATAGGCCCTACTCGCCTCTCCCCTTTCTAATAGTGGATTCCATTCCTCTATGTCCTCCTCGTCTGATTTGATTACCTTCCGCTGCTTGGGAGTACCCCAGAACTGACTCTGATACGCCAGCGCGTCAAGCCTGTTAGGGCTGCGCCCCTGTACCATCCCGCGAGAGATCACAACGTCCTCTGCCTCTCTGACGACACTGTCCTTGGCGTCTAGCACCTCCCGAGTGACGCAGATCTGACCACAACGCACGAACGGCTCAAGCCCCTCGATGCGCGTGCCCTTGGAGACGTTCTCCGGCCTGACCGGCCTGATGGAGAACTTTGACCCGCGCTCTTGCATCTTCTCCTTCAAGAAGTGCTTGAAGACCTTCTGGTAGGACACGTCCTCCGGGCAGACGTACTGCACATTCCACTTGTCGGCAAAATAGAAGATTTGGTCGATTGTCTCGTGGGGCAGGGTGCGCTTCGCCCAATCCTCCAAGACGAACTTGAACCCAGAATTCTCAATACCGACAATGCTAATAGCAGTCTCGTCAGACTTCTTGCCCTCGCCTGTCGCCGGGTCAACTACCATGTACTTCCGCATCCGGTCGATGTTGAACCGCTGGGCTTCCTCACCCTCTCCAATGACGGCATAGCGCCGGTCAGTTGACAGCTTGTACGGAATGAAGTCTTCCTTGCGGAACCTCTTATATTTATCCTCTGTGGGGAGGTTTAGGAACTGCCTGGAGAACTTGGCTGGACCCTGCTCCAGCTTGACGGTTTCAAGGACTTCCTTGCTGAATTCCTCGGGCCATATAGGATCTCCGTCAACGAGAGAAGTCTTCTTCCCAATTTGGGACAGGAAGTTCCCATATCGGGAATCTACATAGCAGCCAAGGATGACGGTCTTGTAGGTTGACGCAAGCCCCGACTTGTACAGCAGCCACTCGTAGAACTCGCCCTCCCACAGCGTACCGATGATGATACGAATGTCTTTTTCCATGTCAACGAGCATATTCGTCGCGTCTTGGACGAAGTCGATTGCCTTCTCCTGATCCTTGATGGAGTCCTTCATGGTCTTGTCAATCAAGTCATCAAAGATCTGAGTTGTGAAGTGACCACCCGTAATGTTACTGTCAAGGCCGATTGACTCGATGCTGCCCTCGCGCCAGTTCACCGGACGAATCACGACAAGCATATCTCGGGTTGCCTTCATCTCCGGGTCATGGGGGTCCAGCGCACTCCGGGGGAAGAAGTGTCGCATCCGGTCTGACATGAGTGCCTTTTGGATGACAGAGAGGGTCTTTTGCGCCTCCCTTCGAGTGGCCATTGTGTGCAGGATCCTCTCGTTGGGATTCCTCAGTAACAGCCACGTCGGGAACGCAATACTGAGCAGGGAGGTCTTGAGGTGGTCTCTAGGCACCATGACGAGGAAGCGATTGTGTCCCTCGTCGATGCCCTTTACTAGCCATTCTGAGAGCGCCAAGTGGAACTGACTTGCTAGCTTATCAAAGTTGAAGAATACTCTACCAACCCACGCCGGGGAATCCAAACAGTTCTTTACAATCTCTGTGTGGTTTAAACCACGGGCCTCACAGGCGGCACAGGTCAATTGTAGATTTCCTCAGCATTCATGAAGACTTCCTCGTCGGTGGAATGTACCTTGAGAGAGTCAAACGAGTTTGGAGATACCTCAAACATACAAAGAATGAATCCCGTGGTCGGATCAACGGTAACGGCAATCATTTCTGCGCTGTCTTCAACTCCGTGCTTCGCTTTGAACAGGTCTTCAAGGGCTTCCGGCCCCAAGGCCCATGTTACCACCTTCTGCTGCGGCACTTCCGTCATAAAACACTTCCTCCGCGTCATGGATATACGTGTCGCCCTTGGATGCACTGACAATCTTGGTCAATGCGTCCCCCATCTTGTCAATTACCACTCCCGCAACCTGCCCCTCCGAGGGGGTGCCACCAAAAGTAAGGCTCAGAACCTTCTCTGCCGCCTTTAGACGCACCGCACCACGCTCCTCGGGGTCATTCATAATGTCAAACATCGTTTCGAGCGCCTTGAAGCCCATTTCAGAGACGGCAGCCCGGGCAAAAGCGACGTTGGCATGATACTCTTCCAAGGCAGTCTTGATAAGTTCCGCTCTAGCCTGCTCAAATGCCTTGGGGTACTTGCATTCCTTGCGCCAAATGTAGTGATCATATAGATTAAGGGATTTTTCTATCTGCCTGTCCCCAAATCCACTGTATCTGAGAGCCACAATGTGCCTGATGTTGGACGATAACTCCAAATCCGCACCATCGAGGGGCCGGATTGCGTACTTTCCGAAGCCTGGATGCCGTTTTTGTCCACCGTGGTACTTAGAAATACGGTCTTTTTGCTCCAAGTCCTGCTCACAGAGCTTCTTGGCAACCTCAAACGCCTCCTTGGGGTCGCTGAGCGTCTCATAGAAGGCGTCATACGACGCCTCTAGTGCCCCCTTCTCGCTCAATTGGCCTGTTCCTTGGTAATCTTGGCAATGGTTCCAGGATTATGAGCGTCTGGCGTATTTTTGTGCAGATTCAGTTCTGCCCTTAGCCTTCCGACCGTCCTTGCAATCTCCATCAGACCTTCCTCAAGATCCTTAATCTTAGTCTTCGTCTCATCCAGTTCTTGCCTGAGATCATCGTTTACCATTGCTATCTCCCATTCAACCTGAATCAATTACCGGGGATGCAACCGGGGACGCAGGTGGGAATTGGCGTAATCGTCGGTGTCGGGGTGGGGGTCGGAGAGCCCATGCAACCAGTGAAGTTCACCTTCTGGGCGACTGCGTAACG